GTACCGGCGTAACCCGGGACCGTTCGCCCGGCCGGGCCCACCGCCAGCGTCACCCCTCCCGCTGCGGTTCGTGTGCAAGGTCTGCGCCCGCGACGTCGGGCCGGATGACGCGCGATGCGGCTGGTGCGGGGCGGCCCTGTGGCACGCGAGATAACGCGGGTGGAGGTGACAAAAAGTGGACGAAGGCGATATGCAGCGTCAGCAGCGCCGGCTACAGCAGCTGGCCGACGCGAAGCACGAGCGTGAGAAAGACGCCCAGCGCGCTCGCGAAGATGCGGAAGCGGCGGGCAACGACGAGAACGAGAAGTGAGCGAAGCCCCTCCCGAAGCGAGTACGGGAGGGGCTTCGCCGTGCAGGCTACGCCTTGTTCCGCGGCCCGAACAGCACCGTCAGCAGCCCCACCGCCGCGGTGATGCCCGCGTTCGCCCACGGCGGCAGGTGGTTGACTCCCGCGCCCTCGAGCCACCCCAGCACGCCCGTGGTGCCCAGCGTGGTGATGGCGGTGGCGATGAGCTTGGCGTAGCCGGCGAGCCGGGTGGGCCAGCCGGACGGTGTCGCTGCCGGGTAGCGCTCTTCCGGCGGCACATCCGCGCCGTTCCACTCCGCCGGGCTCACGGCTTCGGGCCGATCTCGATGGTGCCGGTGATCTGGACGTGGCGCTCGATCGCGCTGTCCACGATCTCGGCGAGCCGGGCCTCGGTGATGCCGGGGTCCTTTGCCGTGGCGGCCAGCGCAGCCTGTAACCCGGCGATGGCGGCGCGACCACGGGCGGCTTCGAAGTGCCCCCACATCAGCAGCTCGCGGGCCTTGGTAGCGCCGCCGGTGTTGCGGTCGGTCACCGAGGTGTCCCACACCGCCTGCGCGGCGGCCGAGGCGACCGCCTGGATCTCCTGTGGTGTCACGTCGTCTTCCTCTCCACTGGTCACCGCCGCAAGGGCGGCCGCGCACGCGGCTTCGTCGCGCACGATCTCGAAATGCATCCCGTCTTTTCTGCCCGAGTAGTCCCCACCCCAGCGCACACACCCCTGCGTCCGGCCGACGATCGCGTGGATCGCGTCGATTTCCGCCTTGCTGAAGTTCGCCGGGGGGTCGGTGGCGAGCGGGTGCGCCGTCGCGTTGAGGTCGATCGCCGTGCCGGACGCGTGGTTGGACAGCTCCGTCCCGCCGCGGATCGGGCGCTCGGCGTAGCCCCAGTCGTCGAGGATTCCCTGCTCGATGTCCTCGACCAGCTTGTCGAACTGGCCGGCGACCCAGAGCAGCAGGTCCCCGGCGGGGCCGTTGCGCACGGTCAGGCGGCGCGTGGTGCCGGGCACGAGCCGGCTGGACACCTTGCTCGCGTCGTTGGCGGTGTATCCGTTCTGGCTGACTGCCATGGGGCCTCCCACTGGTCTGCGCTGCTCAGCCTACGTCACGTGCCGCGTCTTCGCGGTCGTTGCGCTCCCGGTCCGAGACTTTCGAGCGCAGAAGCAGGGTCAGCCGCCACACCATGCACGCCACCACCGCGGCGTAGAGCGGCGCGCGGAAGTAGGCGAAAGTGACCGGGTCCATGAACGGCCGGAACACGTACAACGTCATGATCAATGTCAGGCTGAAGGTGAAGAACCCGAGGTGGGCGCGGTGTTCTTCGAGCCACCACGGCGAGCGCTTGGTGTAGATGATCAAGAACGCCCAGCCGCACAGCGCGCCGAGCAGGTTCACCGCGGTCAAGATCCAGTTCAGCGTGCTCAAGGCCGCCTCCGTCTGTCGTTGGCGTAGAACGCCGCTTCGAAGGCCTCCCCGAAACCGTTGGCGGCCAGCCGGCGCCGCTGCTCGGCACCGATACGTGTCGCACTGGCTCGCAGCGCCCGCGACACCTCGACGTCCTGCTCCGCCGCACTGTGCTCATCCTGGAGGGCGTTGATCCGGTGCCCTAGGATCCATTCGGACAGCTTCTCGACCAGCTTGATCATTTTCCGGACCCATCCGTCTGCGGAATCGGCAGAGCGGAGAGCGTCTTGTTCACGGCCTCCGCAGTGGTACCCAGCTGGATCAAGGCCAGGCGGTAGTTAAGGTTAGCCTCACGAAGCTTCTCGATCGTGTCGTTCTTCCGGTTGAGGATCGAGATCAGCACCGTGACCAGAGCGCCACCGCCGAACGTGAGCAGCGTGACGAGGATACCGACGATCCACCGCACGCTCTCGGGACTCACGATCTGACGCTTTCGAACATCCGTTCAGTGTAGGTCACTGATCACCTGCGTTGATGTCGTACGACGCCCGGCTGACACCGCGGTTCATCCGGGGGAACACGTCGACGGTGCCGTTGCCGTTGGCCGTGATCAGCCACTCCAGGTAGGTGAACTGGCTGGAGATGTAGGCCTCCGGCACCGCGATGACCTTGCGGACGGTGCTGTTCGCCCCGACGCCGGCGGTGGCACTCGACTGCACCGCGGCGATCGAGCCGTCGGAGTGGCGCAGCTGGAGCTGGAGCGTGATCGAAGTGATCGTTCCGGTGAAATTGCGCACGAGGATCTGGGACCAGATCGCCGCGTTGTAGAAAAAGCTCTGGGCCTGGCAGCAGACCTGGGGAACGCCGGCAACGTAGTTGAGCCCGGCGATGGGGTAGAGCGTGTAGTCCAGCAGGGGTTCGACGAACCCGTAGCCGGCCACCCCGTCGGTGCCGAAGAGGATGTTGTCGGCCTGGTCGCGGAACCGCAGCTGCTCCAGCTCGGGCGGGTTGATGTTCGGGTTACCCGGCCCGATCTGGAACGCTTCCTTGCCGGTCGAGGGCCAGTAGAGCGTGCTCTTGCGCACCCCGTCGGCCTTGTTCTTCCCGAAGCTGAACGCCAGCTGGCCGTTGTCGTAGAGGCCGCGGAAGGTGCCGCCCTGGCCCACGGTGGCGTTGGTCATGTCCCGGCCGAGCAGCTCGGCGACCTGGGCCTCGAGGCGGGCGATCCGGTCGTTCGAGTCGCGTTCGCGGGGCGGGACCTGGCCGGGGCGTGTCGGGTCGACCATCAGGACTCCACTCTTCCCAGCAGCTGGCACGTCAGCTGCGCGGTCGTCTCGTCCGCACCGCTACCGATGTCGAGGATGCGGGAGGCGAAGGTACCCGCGCCGAGGCGGGGGTGGGGCTGGTTGGCGGGGTAGACGGCCACGCAGTTGTCGCCGGTGTCGACTTCGGCCAGGGCGGGGCTGCCGGTCTGGAAGCCTTCGCCGTTGTCGCCGGCGACCCGGACGGTGTGGGTGATGGTGGGCGCGGCGCTCTGGCCGCCGGCGACGGTGGCCGCGGCCCAGGCGTTGAGCGTGGCCACGTCGGAGGCCGAGGTGTGGTCGTTGCCGACGTTCTCCAGCACCATCTCCGCCGGGGCGCCGCCGATGGGCCGGTCGGCGAACCCGATGACCAGGTCCCGGTTCATGCCGTTGCCGCGCTCGAAGTCGCGGGTGATGCGGTAGGCGCCGTCGGTGTCGAATGCGGTGTTGACCAGGGCTTTGCGGTACTCCCAGTACCGGGCGAAGGTGAGGTTGCCCAGGAAGGGCGTGCCCAGGCGCAGCCGCCAGCGGATGTACTGCTTGCTGGTGGTGTCGACGAACTCGGGCGCGAACTCGAACTCCGAGCCGCCGTCGACCTGGGACAGCTCGAGGAACCGCTGCCCGAGGCTGGCCAGCTCGTAGCCGGGGTATTCGCGCTGGGCGTCGCCGGCGATGTCGTCGGGGAAGACGATGGGCAGCTCACGCCCGGGCGTGGAGATGTCTTGCTGGATGAGGCGCTTGCCGATGGTGTGCAGGGAGAGGTTCTGGTTGCCGGCGGGGACGGTGCCGCCGATGACGGGGGTGTAGCCGGTCGGGCCGAACACGGTGTCGGCGTCGGTGCCGGTGACCGTGCCCAGCGCCGCGCGGCCGGGGTTGGTCAGGACGCGCTTGTCGGTGAAGAGCTTGAGCAGGCCGCCGCCGCCGAAGGTAGTCGACACCCCGCCGTCGTAGGACTCGGTGACCAGGGGTCCGGCCTGCCAGATCTTGGTGCCCTGGCACACCGCCCAGCTCCAGAGCCACGGGTCCGTGACGCCGCCGAGGACTTCGAGCGAGATGTCGTCGGAGTCCAGGGGCACGGTGACGCGCCAGTCGCCGGCGGCGATGATGCCGCGGGACCAGCTGGGCGTGCCGAGGTAGGGGATGGTGGCGGCCACACGGCCGGTGCGCGTTTCGAACGCCCGGATCTCGATCGGGTCCAGGCGGGCCACGGGGCGGTCCAGCACGCCGGCGGACGGCGCGGCCAGCGCCTGCGCGGTGGCCAGTAGCGGGCTGCTCATGCGCCCATCCACGCGGCTTGCAGGCCGGTGATGTCGTCGCCGCCGGACTCGTGGGTGACGTTGCCGCCGGCGTCGGAGTAGGCGTAGCAGCGGAATTGGGTGCCCACGGCC